TTGAGCAGAATTTCTCTGTATCTAATAGCGTATCCGGGGAATTTGGCGAATTACCTTTTAAATTCTCTATAACTCTAACGGTGCCTAAGCACCCTTCGGTTACAGCTGAACTAATAAAGAAAAGCTCAGTGCAAACACTAGGGGCGATCTTCGGTTCTGACGAGATACTCGGCAACTTAGTTGCAAGTATTTTCAGAGGTGACCTTAGAATAGACGCCTAAAGGAGTTATGATATGGCTAGGACGATTACAATGAATATCGACAGAGCAGATGAGCTCTTTTCTAGCGCATATTGGAATAGGGACAAAAGGGCAATACATTATGCTTTCGGACTGGGTCCGATGCCCGAGATACCTAAAAATTATTCGAAGGTGGCGCTGTCTGTCTTACTCGACAGGTGGTACTATCTAGAGATAATCGCTGAGTATCATGTTCTTATTTTTGATGTGTTCACAAATTGCGGAAGAACAAATGAAGGTCGGACGATCGCTGGTGATTTTATAAAACAAATTGCCAATCACACTTTCGATCCGAGTTTGTTCTGCAGGGGTATAGCCCTTATGAAAGACTATACCTTGAGGGTTCTCCACGGTGATCTTGATTTGCGATTGAAACCATTGGCTTCTATAATAAGTAAAGAAGATATATGGTTCATTCGCCCTTGGTTCACTTTGCTAAAACAAATTATAGTGAAACAAGATCATGGTACCGAGGAGGTATGCGCGCTCCGTCAATTATCGGAGTATCTTGGTAGAGCAAAATTCACTTCAACCTTTAATCAGTTGTGTGAATCTGCCGAAGAGAAGTATATCGAATCAGAAAAGAGATTCTCTGAATTCGAGTATAGCGAGGACCTAGTACGCGAGCTACGTTCTGAGATTTCTGAAATCCTTCCAAAGGATATTTGGGATACAGAAATAGCAAATTTCGTACCTAGCAATAGTGGAGGCGCGCCCGCAGGTGCGACGCGCATGGAAGGCGGAAATATGTGGTATAAGTACTCACATATGTCTGTCGACAGTAGGCTTTTCCGTGGTATGCCTGGAGAGCCGAGGACACTATTTCCGTTACCGCATCGTTTAACCAAATTGGATAGAACGTGCGAATTGTGTGCTGTACCGAAGACTGCTAATTCAATTAGGTGGATCTCGAAAGAGCCACCATCGTTGAGTTACTTTCAACATGGCGTACAGCGGACCATGGTCAGAGTGCTAAAATCAACAGTGCGAAAGCATTTAGATTTTTCGGATTCCGCGCGAAGCGGAGCATTGGCCGTCGAAGGCAGTTTATTCGGTGCATTCGCAACGATAGACTTGTCAGAAGCGTCTGATTCAATAACTTGGAAACTAGTTTCTAAGATATTTCCTCAGTATGTTCGCACTCTGTTATGGGCCACACGTTCCGATAAGGTTTTGTTGCCTTCTGGAGGTATCATTCGTATGTCTAAGTTCGCCCCAATGGGCAGTGCGACATGCTTTCCAGTGGAAAGCGTCGTGTTCTTAGCGTGCGTAAAGGTAGCTCTGAAGCGATATAACCTTGAACATTCGATCCGCAAAACAAAATGTTTAGTTTACGGAGATGACTTGGTTGTTGAAGCGTTTTTGGTACCGGATTTACTGATGGTACTAGAAGAGTGTCATTTCAAAATTAATAGTGACAAGAGCTTCGCAGATCAACAATTGAATAACTTCAGAGAAGCTTGCGGGGAAGAGTCTTACAATGGTAAGTCCATAAAACCTGTGAGAGTCTCGCGAAATCGTTATTCGGCTGTCCAAGAAAATCCTGGAGCCATGATCTCGAGCCTGATCGACCGATGTAATTCGACGATCGGGATATT